AGTGGATGAGAACGCAAAAATCGACGTGGGCGGGGACGTCACCGAAACCGTGGGCGGAAGCGTGAACGCGGAAATCGGCAAAGACCTTGCCGCCCAGGTGGGGCAAAACGCAGATGTAACTGCCGGTTCGCAGATCACATTAAACGCCCCGCTGATAAAGATGCTGGGCAACCTTTGGCATGTTTTATTCAAGGACGGCACATACCTGGAATATGACAGAAAGACCCATAACCTGTCCGGCCATATAAAAGGCAAGGTGGACGGGCTGACAGTGGATGAGAACGCAAAAATCGACGTGGGCGGGGACGTCACCGAAACCGTGGGCGGAAGCGTGAACGCGGAAATCGGCAAAGACCTTGCCGCCCAGGTGGGGCAAAACGCAGATGTAACTGCCGGTTCGCAGATCACATTAAACGCCCCGCTGATAAAGATGCTGGGCAACCTTACTTCTGCAGGTGCCGGCGGGGGCGCTGCAACCGAGACCAAAGAGGCAAACACCGAGCACACCGGCAGCTATACCCTAAACGGAGACCTGGAAGTTTCCGGCAGCATTCACGCCACCGGCGACATTATCGCGGACGGGGCAAACGTAAACCATCATTCGCACTGATTGTAAGCTATGGCAAGCATCGGACAGATCGGAGACGTGGTATTTGAGTTTTTAAGGGGCCCGGAAGAACTGACCCGGGAAATGGCCTGGTCGTATGCAGAGCATGATATCGCCGGCAAAAAGGGCGTGCTCGAATACACCGGGGAAAAACTCCACCAGGTCAAGATGAGAATCCGGATTTCCGCAGTGGCGGGATTTTTTTCACTGGACCCGGCAGCCGAACTCGAAGAACTGGAAAACATGGCATCCGGGCAAAACGGCGCGCCCCAGGCCTGGCCTCTGATAATCGGCACCCGCGTGATGGGGGATTACGTGATAGAAAAGATCAGCGAGGGCTACAAGTCCTTTAACCGGGCCGGGGTGCTTACCGCGGCGGAAATCGAGCTGACACTAAAGGAATACAGGTAATGGAGGCAGACGTAACGCCTGATACAGGCATTAAAATCGGCGCGGCCGGCACGGAGGAAATCGTGCAAAACGTGGCCACCATTTTAAAAACCCGCAAGGGCAGCGTGCCGATGGACCGGGATTTCGGAACCGAGTGGCATTTCGTGGACCAGCCCACGCCGAAGGCGGCGGCCGCGATCCGCGCAGACATTGCCCGCACCGTGCATAAATACGAGGACCGGGCCAGGGTCAAAGAGATCGTTTTCGCCGCTTCCGGGCTGTCGGCGCTTACCCCGAAGGTGCGCATCGAGATCCTTTCCGGCTGATTTCCCTGCTTTCCCACACGCCTTCACGCGATGCTGTATGCCTGTATGTAAAAACAATAATGGAGGCGTGCATGTATATCTGCAAACATTTTGCAATTGAAGAGCTTGTCGGGCCGGATCTTTTCAATGAAACAGATGATCCGGATTTGTTGTGGTGGCTTTTTGACGACCGCCTGCTGCGCGTTGCAGACCAGCTCCGGGAGGCTTACGGGCCCATGACCGTAAACGACTGGCTGTGGGGCGGCGGATACACGGACAGCGGATTCCGCACTCCCGAATCCGGTTATTACAGCATCACCTCCCAGCATTCCCACGGCCGGGCCCTGGATTTAAAACCCTCTGACGTTTCCGTGGAGCGCATCCGGCAGGACATTATCGAGCGTAAACGCGATTACTTGAAGGCCGTTACCGGGCTGGAGCTCGGGGTCTCCTGGCTGCATATCGACGTGCGCAATACCGGCGGCAAACTGCACACCTTCAGGCCTTAAGGGGAGCATATGGTGGAGGGACAGATTATAAAGATTCTAACCGAGCTCGGGCTGCCGCCTGCCATTATCGGCATTATCGTGTCCGCGTTTATCTGGCTGATCACCCGGGGGATCCGCGATGATATCCGCCGGCAGCAGAAAAACCTGGACCAGCACGAAACCGATCTTTTCAATTTGCGCGAAAAAATAAACAGCGTGGAAAAAGACGCCATGCAAAGATACGTGGGCCGCGACGATTACCTGGTCTGGATGCAGCGCATCGAGGCCAAGCTGGATTATTTAAACAGAGGCAAGGAGGAAGAATAATGCGCATGGCTGATCTGGCCAAAAAGGAGGTCCGGGGCTTTGTTTTAAAGTTTTTATACGACGCCTACCCGGAAGGAATCACGCTGAAGTTAATCGAGGCGCTTCTGCCGCCCTGGGGGTATTTCTGTTCCCAGCAGGAGATAAGGGCCGCGGTGCACCACCTGCTGGACAAGCACCTGGTAGACACCCGGGATATTGAGCTGCCGGCCGATATCAGCCCGCAGATAAAAGTGTATCTGACCGCGCTGGGATACCAGTTTCTGGTAAACCGGGAGCGGGACCCGGAAATCATACTTCCCGCGGAGCTCGACAATGCCTAAAAGATCCAAGCTGGAACAAAACAGCGAGATCCGGTCCGAGGCGGTCCGGATGTGGCGCCAGGGGCAGAACTTGGATGAGATCTCGGAAAACATCAGCCTGCGGTTTCCCGACGCCCCGAGCCGCTCCGGCATACACCGGTTTATCCAGAAGATCCGGCCTTTTTTGCAGCTGCAGGAGGCCGGTTTTTTTTCAAACGAGGACCTGGACCTTTTGACCCAGAGCCAGAATCTTGCCTCGATTGCAAACGGCCTTTTGATCCAGTGCCTGGTCAACTGGCAGGACAGCCAGGAAATCGACCAGGATCAGCTGAAAGGATTGCTGTCTCTGGTCAGTTCGGCCGCGAAAATGAGTTCGGCGGCGGCGGGCGTGGAAAAAACAAAGACGCAGCTTTCCCGTCATTACGAGGGGTTAATGAACAAGGTGGCTGCAGCGGCCGCGCGCGCCCTGCCGGATGACGAGGCCAGGGACAAGCTCATGGCGGAGTTAAGAGACGAGAGGGCAATGGCTAATTATAAGCAGCAGGCCTTTAGCCGCGCGATCGCGCGCGCGCAAAAACAGGCCGACCCGGAAAAAGAGGCCCGTCTTAAGCGGGCGGAAAAGGATTTCGGATTTTTCTGCCGCCATTACATGAGCGAGGGGTTTACCGTGCCGTTTGGCAGATACCAGCTCGAAGTGGTCGACATTGTCAGCCGCAGGGGGATCACCGAAGGCCAGGCGCAAAAACTGTCCGGGTATATAAAGCAGGACCGGCAGGACGTGCTGGTGCCCTCGGAAAACCTTTCCGGCCTGCTGGATCTGGAGCCCAGGGACCACGGCAAGTCCACCCGCATGTCCACGGCGTTTCCGCTGTGGCTGGTCTGCACCCGGCCCGGGGTTTTTCCGGTGATCATCGGTGCCAACCGGACCCGGGCCCTGGATTTTCTGTCCACCATCAAGCAGGACATCGAGGACGGAGACCGGATTTTGGAAGACTTCGGGGATTTGAAGGGCCCGACCTGGAAGTCGGACAAGATCACGCTTGCCAACGGAAACGCCATTGCCGCCCTGGGATCGGGCGAGGGGATTCGGGGCATTAAGGACCGCTACCGCAAGCCCACCCACATTATCTGCGACGATCTTTTAAAAGACGACGAGGTGGAAAGCAAGGCCTCCCGGGACAAGCTCTACAAGTGGTTTAAGCGCACGGTCATGAACCTGGGAAAAGACGCTTTTATCGTGTTGGTAAACACGATCCTGCATCCGGACGATCTGCCCAGCCGCCTGATAAAAGAGATCCGGGAAGGCAAGCTGAAAAACTGGTCCGGTTTGTGGTTTTCAGCCACCACCAGGGGCGGGCTGCAGGGCTCTCCTATTTGGCCGGAGCGCTGGAGCATTGAGGATCTGCAGGAAAAGCGCGAGTCTTTGGGCCCGGTGATATACGCCACGGAGTGGGACAACGAGCCGATGGCCGAATCAGACCGCAAGTTCCGGAGGGAGTGGTTTGTAACCTATGATCTGTCCGATGTGAACCCCGCCGGGATGCGGATTATTGCCGCGGTGGACCCGGCCACGGGTGCGAGCATGGGCGACTATTCCGCAATAGTGATCGTGGGAGCTGTTGATCATGTCTTTTACGTGCTTGAGGCCTGGGGCGGCAGGGTGAGCGATATCGGGCTTATTTCCAAACTGGTGGATCTCTACGGGGTGTGGCGGCCGCGCGAGGTGTTGTTTGAAGAGATCGGGTTTCAGCGGATATACAAGGATCTGGTTGTTCGCGAGGCCGCAAAGCTAGGGGTGCCGCTTCCGATGGAGGGAATAAAGCAGTCCGTGTCCAAGCAGCTGCGGATTTCTGCGCTTTCCCCCCTGGTGGAATCCGGGGTGATTCGTTTCCGCAAAAACCAGAGCCTGCTCATGGATCAGCTGGAAAATTTCCCCAGGGATCACGACGACCTGCCCGACGCCCTGGAGATGTGTACATCCAGGCTGATGGGCGTGGGCACCGGCCAGGCGCGGGGGTTTACCTATGCGGTGCGCCGCAAAACCGAGGATATAATAAACAAGGCGAGGCGCTTTTATGGCTAACACATATCTTACATCAACGATTGTAAAGCCCTATGCTGGCATGCAGCAGCTTTTTGACCTGATGCCCAACCCCGACGAAGTGCTGGAGCTGGAGGGCTATGGCGTATATGAAAAAATGCGGGCCGACCCCCATGTGTTCTCATGCCTACAGCAAAGAAAAGGGTGGCTACTGGCCAAAACCTGGGATGTTTTGCCTGCCGGCAATACGGATGCGGACAAGCGGGTATCGGACTTTGTAAGCGGCGTGGTAAACGACCGGCTCAATTTCAGGCAGTTTTTAGAAGACATGCTTTCGGCCCTGGATTACGGTTTTTCCGTTTCAGAGGCGGTATGGGGCCAAAAGGCCGGATCCTGGCTGATAGACAAGCTTGAGCCCAGACAGTGGAGCAGGTTTGCTTTCAAGCCGGACGGCACACTGATGCTGGTGGAGCCTGCCTGGGAGAGAAAGCGCCTGGTACAGCCCTATAAGTTCGTGCTGCACAGAAACGAGCCCAGGCCGGAAAACCCTTACGGCAACAGCGTGCTGACCCGCTGCTACTGGCCCTGGCGGTTTAAGCGCGCGGGCTTTGAGTTCTGGCTCACGGTGCTTGAAAAATTCGGCATCCCCAGTCTGGCCGCTCTTTTTGACGGCCCGCAAAACGAGGACCAGGCCCGCCAGATGGCCGACTTTATATCCGAGCAGCTCACAGAGATGGCAAACGGGGCCACCGGCGCGTTTTCCAATGTAAAAGAGCTCAAGGCCGTGGAGGCAAAGGGCCGGGCCGAAGAATTCCGGGACCTGATTACTGTGTGCAACCAGGAAATCAGCAAGGCGATTTTGACCGTGACCCTGACCTCGGAAGTGGGCGACCGGGGCGCCTATTCCCTGGGCGAGATACACAAGCAGGCCCAGGACCAGCTCGTTAAAAAAGATAGCAACAGCCTGGCTGCAACCGTCAACGAGACCGTGGTCAAGTGGCTGGTGCGCTTAAACTTCGGGGAAAACGTGCAGCCTCCCAGGTTCAGGTTCGATTTGTTTTCCCCCGCGTCCTGGGAACAGGTGCGCGATGCAATGGACCGGGGTTTTCCGGTTTCCAGACGGGCCACCTACGACACCTACAACATTCCGGAGCCAGCGGATGAAAAGGATGTTTTCGTGAGCCCGAAAGCGGCTGCGGGTATCGGCATGAATGACGACAGTTTTTTTTTGCGGAAAAACCGCTCGCGCCTGAGGATCTCGAACGACCCAACCTCGAAGAAGTAGAAGAGGCCCTGGAGTCTTTTAAGGAAGTGGTGGCCGAATCCATGCACGGCTACCTCATGGATGCCCTGCCTGAAATCCCCGGCATGAAACGTCCCGCCGAAGATGCGACAAATTATCTGGAAGAAGCCACCTACAGGCTGTTCATGATCGCCTGGCTGCTGGGCATGGTGCATATCGCCGAGGCCGCCGGCGCGGAAATGGCCGATTTTTCGCCCGAACCCCTGCCGATGGAAGAGGCCGTGGATCAGCTAAGGTCCCGTGTACAGATCCCAGCATCCGAGTTTTACCAGATGGATGCGGCCGTGCGGTTCCGGGCGTTTACTGTGGCCAAAATGGCGGGCATGGACGCGATAACCAGGGTTAAGGAAAAAATCGAAAAGGTTCTGGAAGAAGGTGAAACCCTGGAGGGCTTTATATCTGAGGGGCGGGGAGACGAGCTTTTGGAGCGGGCCGGGTTTTCAAAGCAGTCACCCTGGTACTGGGAAACCGTTTACAGGACAAACACCATCTCCGCCTGGAACGCGGGCAGGTGGTCCCAGATGAGGCGCATTGAAGACACCATACAATATGTTGAGTTCGTGGCCATAGTGGACTCCCGCACCACCGAGGTCTGCCGGCATTACGCGGGTGTTGTCCGGCCCATGAATGACCCGATATGGCAGCAGATCACCCCGCCGAACCACTTTAACTGCAGGTCCACCACCAGGCCGATAATGTCGGGCAGCAGTGAGGCGCAGCAGACAACACCCTGGTCCGAATCTGACGTGCGGGATCTGCCCGCGCCCCAGGAAGGCTTTGACGCAAGTCCGCTATCCCCGAAAGGGTTTGCGCAGATGCCCGACAGCTTGTGGCGGCGGGCAAAAGAATACGGCATTGAAGACGATATTTACAAGGCCGCAGAAAAAGCGGGCGTGAGCCTGGAGGGTGCCGCTGGCCAGTCCGCGCCGGCCGCGTCCGTGCCGCTTAACGTAAAAAACCGGCAAGACATGACAGACGTTGTCAAGGAGCGCTTCGGGCCCATTACCCGCAATGGAATCCAGGACGTGGAGTTCAGGCGGTTTAACGCGTTTATGGGCACAAACAGTTCGGGCAGGATCTCCATATCGGAAAAGGCGATGCGTTTGCCTGACGGAAAAACATTCACCCCTTCAAAAGAGCTGCTTGGTGCGTTTAAAAATCTGGGCAGAAAAGACCTCACGTTTAATCAGGAGTACGCGCTTGAAGCCCTGTGGCACGAGGTCAACCATAACCGGCAGGTCTGGACCTACAGGGTGGCCAATAAAGAGGATATCCGTAATGTAATCATGGAAACGGTCAACCAGTGGACCTCCAGGCGCACTTACCCAGAGATGTTAGACCGGCTGGGCGGGTTTGAGCCGAAATGGCAAAAAGAAGTGATCGAATCGGGATATGGATACGCGCCCTGGGTAAACCGGATGGACCGGCTGGTGGCGCGGCTCGGCCTAAAAGACAGCGATATCCTGGAAGACGTCAGAAAGCTGCATCTGGGAACCGAAAGAATGGAGTACCTGGACCCGCTGTCGGATCTGCTGGCTCAAAAAAGCGGTGTGGGCGCGGGGAAAATTCGCGCGGCGTTAAAGGCGATTAAGCGGGAGGATCGGTTCAAAAGGGAGCTGCGGTTTGTTTATTGATTTTCAGTCCAGGCCCAGCCTGGCCCTGTCGATTATGCCCAGCAGGTTTGTCTCCAGGAGCCTGTTTTCTGCTTTTTTGGCGTATTTCTCCGCCTTTGCCCAGTCCTCTCTTCGGATCAGAAGCCATACGATAGACTCCACCTCTGCATCCGGGTTTTCAGACGGGCCTTGTTTTGCCGCCTCTTGGCTTCCGAACAAAGAGGCAAGCTCTTCATCTGTGGGGTTAAAATCAAACACAGTTTCCATGACTTTAGAATAATAGGATGAGTCAAAAAAGTCAACCTAAAACGTTATTCCCTCGTTTCCCACGCGGGCTGCCGAGTTGATGTAACGTAAGCGCACAAGCAATAAAAAAGGAGGCTGCAATGCTGGGGGACCTACCTGAAATAGAATTTGTTGAAACCGATGCATCCAGGGTGGAGTCCAGCGTGATTACCACCTATGAGGCTATTGCCGAAAAAAACCTGCGCCCCGGGGACCCGGTGCGGCTGTTTCTTGAATCCCTGGCGTATCTGATCGCACAGCAGCGGTCTTTGATCGATTACGCGGCAAAGCAGAATCTGCTGGCCTATGCGCGGGGCGACTATCTTGACCATCTCGGGATCCTGACCGATACCCAGCGCCTGCCCGCCCAGGCTGCCAAAACCACCATGAAGTTTTCCATAGCAGAAGCAATGGATTCGGCCGTGCTCATTCCGGAAGGCACCCGGGCAACTCCCGGCGACCAGGTATATTTCGCCACCGCCGAAGCCGCTGAAATACCCGCGGGTGACACCTCTGTTACAGTCACCGCGGAATGCACGACAGCCGGCGCGGAGGCAAACGGATGCCTGGCCGGCCAGATCAACCGCCTGGTTGATCCGGTCTCTCATGTCACCTCTGTTGAAAACACTACCACCTCCCTGGGCGGCACGGACAAGGAAAGCGATGACAATTTCCGGCAGCGCATCCGCCTGGCCCCGGAAAAATATTCCAGCGCGGGCGCGCGGCTGGGTTATCGGTACTGGGCAAAAGAGGCCCATCAGGATATTTTAGACGTCTCCGTGCTGTCGCCAGTGCCCGGGGAGGTGGAAATATACGTGCTCATGGAAGACGGAGAGCTGCCCGGACAGGAAGTATTGGACGCCGTGGACGAGCAGGTAAACGCGGATCGCCGCCGCCCTCTGTCTGATTATGTAAGCGTACACGCTCCGGAGCAGATCGGCTATGACATTGACATTACCTATTATATCAGCACCGGGGATGCCACGCGCGCAAAATCGATCCAGACCGCCGTGGAAAACGCCGTGTCCGCATACCGCAAGTGGCAGCGCGTAAGCATCGGCAGGGACATCAACCCCAGCGAGTTAATCCGCCGGATCCAGCAGGCGGGAGCCAAGCGCGTGGACGTGGACGCGCCCGCCTATGCCGCCTTAGACAAGACGCAGGTGGCCGCGGAGTCAAGCGTGAACGTGACCTACGGAGGCCTGGAAGATGCCTAAGTATCTAGATGACATCAATTTCCGGGATCTTTTACCCGATTCCATCCGTGATGATAAGACCATCAGCGCCGCGGCAGACGCCCTGGACGAAGAAATCCAGAAAGTCAACAGCCTGCTGGAGGCCCCGGCCCTATATGAGCGCTTGGATGACCTGCCCGAAGAAGCGGTGGACGCCCTTGCCTGGCAGTATCACGTGGATTTCTGGGAGCCGGACCTGGATCTTTCCAGAAAACGGGACCTGGTGCGCGAGTCAATCGCCTGGCATAAATACAAGGGCACCATCTGGGCAGTGCGAAAGGCTTTGACCTGGTCAGGCTTTGGTGACGCCGATATTCTGGAACACCGAAATCTGGTCCAGTCCTGGATCGATTCCGGCGGCAGGTTTATTGACGGCGAGCTTGATATTGACGGCAGCAAGACGCTTGGCGCAGATGCCGGGGAATTTAAGTTTATGACCAAGCACTGGGCGGAGTTTGGCATCCGCGCCGATGCTGCGGATATCGAATTGACCCCGGGAGAGCAGGGCCGGATCCGGCAGATGGCGGAGGTGGCAAAGCCGGCCCGGTCTCACCTGGTAGGCCTGGAATTTTACGCTGTTTATGAGCTGTTATGCAGAATCATGCTTGCCGAGTGGTCTGCTGTGATAAGCGCCATTTTTGATAAATGCGATTCTGCCCGGGTGCCGCATTTTGAGATTATCGGGTGGGGTTGCGATAACATCGGCGGTATCTATGTAGCAGATGAGTTAGACGGCCTGCTGCCTATTGATGGACGGGCGGATTTAGACGGCCAGCGGCCCGATGGCGACCTGCTTGACAACGGACACTGGGGCACATGGCAGGCTGAAATAAGCGCATCTGCTACAGACGCCCTGGGTATGGACCGGATGGTCTCTGATACTTTGGAGCCCAATTACCGGGAAATCCTGGATATGATAGACGGCAGCAGGGATCTGTCAGTGCAGACTATAGACGGCAGTAAGCTGATAGACGGCGGCCGGGAGCTATCCGTGCGGGTGCTGACCCGAAAGACTTATGACATGCTTGACGGCACCCGGTCGCTTGGAGAGCTCCAGGGCGGAGAGGGTGTCTGGCATAACGGATACCTGGAATTCTGGCAAGGTAACACGCATTACAGGGAGGCAATATAATGGCAACAACAATACCGGCAACATACGCGTATCGGGAAAAAGTGGCGGCAGCAGCCGCTGCCGGCGGGAGTCTGCCCGCGGCTGCAGAAATTGCGTTCGGCACCGGGACCACGGCGCCGAGCCCGGGCGACACCTCACTTGAAAACGAGGTGCACAGGCAAAGCCTGGGCTCTGCATCCGCAGACGGCACGATTTTGACCTGCACCGGAAAGCTGCAGGGAGATGACAGCGGGGACAATGAAATCACCGAGGTGGGGGTATTTGATTCCGAGGGCGATCTAATGGGCCGCAGGGTTTTTAATCCGAAGCAGTTAGAGCCAGAGAGTAGCCTGGAATTCACCCTTAATTTCCAATATTAACAGGAGGCGCAAATGGCAAACCTAAACGGCACGCCGAATTTTAAGGAGTATGTCCGGCAGTTGGAGACAACAGACCCGTCTCATCCGGACACCTGGAATCCGAATTTCCAGGATTTGATCAACAACGATGTCTATCTCAAAGACGAGGTGGAGCAAAACGCACAAGACCTTGCATCCCTGGAGTCCACTGTGGACTCTGACATGCAGAACGCCCTGATTGCGGCTGCAATCCAGGCCATCAGCCAGGCCGGGCTGGCAAACCGGGAAATTGAAAAAACCTTAAACCAGCGACTACAGACCGGGGTGGCCACGATTGCAAACCGGGGCGTTATGAACGGGTGCACAGTCACAAAAAGCGATTCCGCTACGCGAAACCTGTTTCTTTCTGCAGGCAGCGTGTTTCTGGGCGGACGCAGGGTGCCGGTGCCGGAGCAGGAAAACGGCGCGAGCGTTCCCGGAAACAGCTCTGACGAGGAAAAGTCCTGCTATGCTTATATCTGGATCGACGAGGAAAACCTGGCTGATTTTGCCTGCACGGATCTGGATGTGGATCCGCCTGACGGAACCCTGACCCTGTATCGCATAGACGTGCCTGCAGGCAATACCGAGGCCACGGACCAGTACCTGGACAACTGCACCCTGGTGGACCTGCGGCGTGTTGAGCCCAACTGGCCCCAGGCCGTGGATACCAGCCCGACCGAATACGTAGCCCTGCCGTATGACATGCTCGATGAGCAGTATGCAGTGGATTTTGATATCGAGGGTTTTGAGGGCAACGCGTTCCAGCTCGGGTACGTGTATGCAGGAGATAAGGCGAGCAACGGGTTCAGCCTGTATTTAAACGGCGCGGTAGACAGCGTACAGATCCGCTGGACCGCCAGAAAAATCGGACTATAAGAGGAGGCTCGCATGATTATTGAAAAAAAACCCGGCAACGGGGAGTACCCGGCCGTGTCCCTTGACAGCGGCGTGATAACGGTCGGAGATCAAAGCGTGGCACTCGATGATGTGCGCGGCGACTCAGAAGAGATTGTCGATTTAAAGCGCGGCAGGGCGTTTCTGGCAAACATCATCGTGCCACCCAACCGGTATGAAATGGTTGATACCGGGGAAACCGACGAAGATGGCAACATCGTGTATGATAAACAACTGCAGCCTGTGGATACCAACCGGCTCCGCGTGATTGTCTGGCCCCAGGTGCAGGAACCCGAAAACCAGCAGGAGGTCTAAATTATGTCTACGATTTTTATCAAGGACAGTTTACGCGCGGCTGTTGAAGCCGCAAGCGGCGGGCACCAGACAGTGCTCTACAACGAACAGGGCTATCCCGGCTATTATTATGTCATTCCTAAGTTCCGTTATGAGGACCTGGGATTTGATGCAGACCTGGGCACTGGCCTGTGCACCGCGTTTCTGGTGGGCGGCGTGGAAAAATCCGAGCTTTTCGTGGGCGCCTACCAGGCCACAGTAAAAAACGGCTGCGCACTGCCGCTGCCGAGCTTTGACCCGACTGCCAGCATTGATTGGGATGCGGCAAAATCGGAATGCGAGGCAAACGGCGCGGGTTATCACATGATGACCGTGCACGAGTGGGCGGCTGTTGCTCTGTGGTGCAAGGCAAACGGGATCATTCCAAGAGGTAACACCGATTATGGCCGCGCTCATGACGCCACCTACGAGGTCGGCCGCAGGCAGGATGGAGAAAATCCGGGCGTGTCCAGCGGCACAGCGCGTATTTTGGCTGGATCCGGCCCTGCAGCCTGGAGGCATAACCATGATTATAACGGGATTTCCAATCTGGTCGGAAATATCTGGGAATGGCAGAGTCTTTTGAAAATTGTTGACGGCCAGATCATGGTTGCAACAGATAATTATTATGACCAGCTCGAGGCCGACTGGGGCGCCCAGGACGCTTATTTTGCCAACCCCAGCGGAACATTGACCTTGCAGACCGGATCCACATCAGGCGATACAACCACTGTGGACGGCGTAGACTGGGATGACGGCACCAGTTTTACATCTTCTGTGGGTAGTCAGCTATTAAAACGCCTGCTTATAGAGCCCTATGGGACTGATATTTTGCAGGGGCATATTTGGGTCAATAATGCTGGCGAGCGTTTCCCGATCCGCGGCGGCTACTGGGCCGACGGCTCCAATGCCGGCCTGGCCGCGTTGACCCTGCGCGGCGAGCGGTCGCGCTCGTACACGAGCATCGGCGTGCGCCCCGCTTTCATTTCCTGATACTCTGGAATCTGATATTCTGTATTTCTGAA